CACGCCACCATCACTAACTATATCACCACGCATGGCTTGCAGCGGCGCAATGCGTTCACCAAGGCAAGCATCCGCCGCATCTGTCAGCGATCGCCAGCCCATGTCTTTAAGCCACCGGCCTTGGCCCGCTTCGCTTCGATACGGACGTGCGCCATCAAATGCTAGCCGCTCACCGCTTACCGCTTCAATTGCATCTAGCACAAAGGCCACGCAATCCTGGCCCCAACCAAACGCATATTCGCGCTCTTGCCAATCCGCCAAAACGGCGTGCAAGCGCGGCTCCCATTCTGGGTGACGGGTAGTTAAGCGCATCACCGTTCCCTTGTAAAATCTTCAAGGCCAGGGTTGCGTGATCCGCCACCGCCGGGAATAATGTTAGGCGTCCATCCGCCAGCCTTAATGACCGCGCTTGATGTGTCACCGGCATCATATAAGGTAGACTGCAAGTAGGTGCGATTTTGAGCATTGCTTAACAGGCTCAAATAGTTTTCCGACTGCATGGTGATAATGTAACTTTGCGCGTCTGCCTCTTGCGATGGCTGGGTCATATAACCGCGATACAATGGCCGCAGTTGCGTAACCGTTGCGCCGCCGCTTGTTACCGTTTCAATGTCATATATGGCAAGCCAAAGCCTAACGCGCCGGCCAACATAAAGCGCCGGGGTTTCAATTGCGCTCATAAGCGCCGTATCTGCCGGATCGGCCAACAACCTAAAGCCCAGCGCATCACCACCGCCCTGTTCCTGTGAAACAGGTTCGACTGACAGGACATCGCTATTGGCAACAGGGAATGTGAAGTTGGCGCAGTCAGCGTCACTGTCTGCAAGGCCGGTCGGAACGTGGATCGGGCATGGCGCAAACGCACCGCGCAATGGCAAATCTTGAAAATCTGCAAAAAACAAAATTGCGCCGGTAACGCCATCAGCCGATAGGGTAGCGTTATTAAGTGCCATTAGAACCATTCCTCTGCGCTAATGGTTCCAATCTCATACACGGTGCCAGGCGTTGCAGCCCATCTAATAGGATCACGCAAACGCATAACAGCAACCGGCGTGTGCAGGCGCACCGTAGCGCCATTGGATGGTGATTGGCGCAATGGGGTTGCTAGTGTTGCAATGCCAATGCCGCTGCCGTCACCCGTCAACGGTGCCGCCAAAGCGCACAGTTGTTCATCACCATTGGGCAACGCAATGCTGATGAGCGAGCCGTTAGCAAGATTTGTTACGCCAGTTGCCAAGCCGGTTAGCGACAGCGTAAATCCAAGCTGGCTGCCACCGTTAACGGTGCAAGTGGCTGGCACGGGTGCAGAGGCTTGCGCCACTTCAACCGCCGGCAAACGAAAGCCTACGGTCGTGGCGTAGCTAAAGGCTAGCCATTGCCGAATGTTCCGCAATTGCGCTTGGCTGGCAGTCGGCACAACTTCCAAATCGCAAAACCACCGGGCAGATGGGCCAATTCTGACAGCCCGCGTGCGGCCCGTAAATTCGCTGCGGTTATAAATAATGCCGCCTTGCTGCCGCCAGTTTGCGCTGCGGAAAACAACGCCAGCGGGAAGATCAACAATGCTCATCTTAAGCCCCTGCTGACATCATCATTCGTGGCCGCGCGGCCTTGCGCATTTGCTCGCCTGCCGCCGCTGTTGCGCCTTGCACAACCGTTGTGACAAACAGCGGTGACGGCTCAACCATTACACGCACTTGCTGTTCACCGCCAGTGCCACCGCCAGACTTGTTGGCATTGATATAACCGGAAGAGTTTGGAACAAATAATTCTGGCCCGCGCTCGCCAACTAGGTAGGCGTTGCCCATAGAGACAGGCCCGCCATTAGCACGAGCGCCGCCAAAAACTTTACCCAAGCCGCCAAGGCTGCTGCCAAAACCAACGCCAAACGCGCCGCCGGATATGATGTTGAGCAAACCGGCACTAAGGATTTGCGCGGCCAAGCCTTTAAGCACATCGCCAAAGCTGCGGCCATAAACAATTGCCTGCGCCAATCCAGTGGTAAGCGTTTCAGTGTAAGCTTGCGCCAGTTCAATCTGCTGTCGATCAACCAGATCAAGGCTAAAGTCATATTGCTGCAAGTCGCGCATGGTTTCGGCCACGCCTTGCAACGCTTCATTAGTCAATTCAATATTGGCAGGCGTTCCAGCGTCAAGCAGTTGCCGCAATTCGAAGCCGCTTTCCATGTTGGCAGCGGTAAAATCTTTTGCAGTTTTGCCTTTTTTCTTTTTAGCAGTGCTAGTTGAACGTGCCAATGGCCGCGCACCACCATAACCTGGCACCATGTTTTCAAAACCGCCAAGCGCAAGATCAGATGCGTTTGCACTTTCAAATTCGCCAAGCTGGCGCTGCGCTGCTCTTTCCGCCGCTTGAATATTGGCAAACGCCTGTGATGACATTGGGAAAATGCCCTCTTGCCGGCGTTGTGCAGCAATGCGCGCAAGCCGCGCTTCGTTGGCTTGACGCACCAACCGATCACGCATTCCGCTTGGCGTGCCTGACATTGCGGCTTCGTCAAAGCTTGTTGTCATCATCGCGCCAACGCCTTGCGTTTGACGAATGTTTGCCAAACCCTGCGCAACACGCGAAAGATATTCAATGCTCTTAGTGGCCTTGTCCAACTGGCCCATAAACAAATTATTAAAACCCAATGCGCCAAGTGCAGTCGCAAACCGTGATGCGGCATCTTCAAGATTGGACAGTTTGCCGCCTATAGTGTCCATTTGCTTGGCCATGCTGCCAGCAAACACGCCGCTTTCATCACCAAGCCCGCGCAAGTATGCGGTAATTGCTTCTGCCGTGTTTTGAACAGTTGTTGTTACACCTTGGAAGGTAAACTTGACTTTGTCGCCTTCCTTGCTGGCCTTGATGCCAAACTCCTTTAGGCGTTCAAATTCACCTGTTGCCGCATCTGCAACAGCCTCAATGAACTGCATCACATCTTTGCCCATCGCGGCAGACGTGTTGCCAAAGGAACGCATAGCGTCGATGCTGGGATCAAGACCTAGGTTTTTAAGTTTGATAAAACCCTCAACGACTTGAGTAAGCGTAAATGGCGTTTCGGCAGCAAACCCTTGCAAGTCTTTCATTGCTGTAGCGGCAGCCGACGTGCTGCCTGTCGCCACTTCAAGCTGGGCTGACAGCCGCTGCATATCAGCATTGGCGCGCACCATAAAAGATGCCGCTTGACCAACGGACAAAAACGCCGTCGCCATCGCGGCAATTTTTACCGTGGCCATACTAGCAGCCTTGCCCATCCCAGCAAAACCGTCGTCAATTTTTTTTAATTTGGTTGCGCCCTTGTCAGCAAACGCATCAATATCAGTCCGGGCTTTGGCCACTTCCTGTCGCAACAAGGTGGCGCTGGCGTCAATCTGCAACAGCAGCCTTTGCACATCTTCAGCCATTGTTCACCTCATTGCCGTTTGTTCATTTCCTTGTGAACTTCCAGCGCGGCCCAAACTTCATGCGGCGTGGCCTGCCAAAAGTTGGACGGAGGCAAATGAAACACCGCCGTCCATATACCCATCAGCCGGCGTCGGGGATCGCCGTCTCCGTCTCCATCGCCGGCTTCCACTCCCCCGATGACGTAACGCCGCCAGTCGCAGCAGCCATCAGCACAATCGCGCAACGCTCTGTAGCCCTAACGATCCCGCCTTCGTGGATTAGGCTGGCAACCTTTTTGACGTTAGCACCTGCTGCGCTTCGCGTGATTGGCGTTGCGTTGCCCTCTGCAACTTGTTGCTTGCCCCAAGATTTGATGCACTCGGTCACGATGATAGCCGCATCGCCAAGCTTCAATTCGCCCTGCGCTGCCATATTGACCAGCGCAACAATGCCGCGATTAGTTTGGCTTTCAATCTCTTCGATCGCCTCATAACTGGGTCGCATCACATATGTCGCGTCAAGATCAATTGTGACCTCGCCACGGCTGTTAGGTTCATTCGCCATCAATCACCTTTGGTTCGGGGTAGAATTCAAGCAACGCATTACGCCACACAAATTCATCACCGGCAAGCGCCATCGCCTGCGCTAGCACATCAGCCTGGCGCTTATCACCTAGCATAGGCCCAGCAATAAGCGCCAGCACTGACCAACCGGGAGGCATAGGCCCGGTCAATGCTTCACGCGGAAAGCACCCGCAGCCCGCCAGCACAGCCACATCGTGACCGGCTGGCGGCGCTTTGATCTTGTCCAGCATTAGGCCAGAAGATCAGTGGTAGGCGCTGCGGTCGGCGTCAGGCTAACCGTCGTCGCGTGAACGTCATTCAGCGGGCTGCTAGCGCCCATGCTGGCAACGCGCATAATGCAAGCAAACACCACGTCACCGGACGCGAAAGGCGACTTGCGCACCTGAACGCCAGCAGACGCGCCGCTAGCATAGATGGTTTCAAGCCGCGCGTGACCGTTGGCGTCGGGCAGATCAGGCCGATATTCCATCGACATTGCGTAGTTGCGCATGGCACGTTCCGTGACTTCAACCGTGCTGGCCTTGTCAACAGTGCTATACGAAACTTCGCCGCGATCAATGGTATGGCTAATTTGACCAGCCACCACGTTGAACGAACCAGTTGTCGCGCTTTCGATAAAGACGCGGTAGTTGTTAGCTGAAAGTTTAGGCATTGATTGGACTCCTTACAAAACTATGACTTCAAACGTCTGGCGGCCAACGTGAACCAAATTGGCCTCGGTCGCTTCTTCACCAACACCGGACGATTGAAGCCGGCACTCTCCCACCGCGAAGCCGGAAACGGTAAGAGAAACTTTTTCAAGCCGCGTATAAATAGCAGCAATGATAGCCTGTGCGCTAGCCTTTGATCGCCCGCGATAGACAGTCACAATGTTAATACTAACGCGCCGATCAAAGCCAGCTTTGGTTTCGGTCGGCCCTAGGTCTACGCCATCAACAACAATGACTGCCGGCACGGTTTCATCAGGCACGCGCTGATAGACCGGCACATTATAGCTAGTGCCGCCCTCCGTGTAGGTAATGGCCGGCGATGCCAGTGCGTTCAACACCGCCAACGCGATCGGCCCCGTTGGATCGTTCGCCATTATCAGCCCCCGACAGACAGTCGTTTAACCGCACTGCCCAAAACTTTGCGAAGGTTTTCGCCCAGTGTCCGCTCCATAAACTCTTGGGTGCGGCCCCTAACAAAATCATATCGCCCTGCTGGTATAGCACGAATTTTCATTAAATACACGGCCACACCACCAGAAACAGGTTTGCGCCGTCGAGCCTTAACAACTTGCGACTTGCGACCATATTCCAAAATGCGCGCATACCAAACGCGGCGTTGCACTGCTTTAGTCAAAAGCCCTACGCGCAAGCGCAAGGTTTTGGGAAATACCTTAAACGCCAGCGCCGCCCTCAGCTTGCCTGAACGTGATGGCGTCTCACTGCGCGCATAGGCCAGGATGGCAGGCGCATGGCGCTGATACGCGCTTACAATTTCCTTTTCGGTTTCCGGCCCGATGTTAGACAAGATGCGCCGAATGCGAACGCGGTCGCGTGTTGCAAACTGGCTTTTGCCGCGCGCCATTACGTTGGCACACCAGCCGTGGCCTGAATGACTAAATGCGTCCTGCGCCCGTCAATGTCTGCCACGCTGTCAATCCGCAGCGGCGTTTGTTGGGTGCTATCAATCCACATTAGTCGGCAGTCTGGCGTTACGTCACGGCGATAACGCATGTGCAATTTGTAACGCTGTTGGCCAATCGAAATAAGATCAGCCTCATCAATTTTTGTGCCGCCTTGTGGCAGCAATTCAGCCCAAACCGTTGCTAGGCTGGCCCAAGCTGTCACCTCACCACCAGCGCCATCGCTGATGTTGTTCGGTGCCTCAATGCGCACCAGATGACGCATTTTGCCAATGCGCATTAGGACACCCGCTTAACGCGATAATGCGTGATCAAGCTGTCGTAGGCCATTGGCACCGTCACTGGCGATCGGTCACTATTCACCGCCTCGCGGTTCTCATACCAGTGGCCGATCAACAATAGCGCCGCTTGCCGCAAGCTAGACGGCACAGCATAATTGTTGGCATATCCGGCGTTATAGGTAACACGCACGCAACCGCTTACATTTTCAAGCTCTGGCCATGATACGCCATTGGCCGGCACAATCACCTTTGCGCCCAGATAATCCCGCAGCCGATATTGATTGGCCGCTAAAGTTTGCTGCGCGCCGTTTGGATCATCATACACAATTGACGTAACGCTGTTTGCTGGCCCACGCCACAGCGGCAGGCTGTGACCGTTCCAATTATCAAAGGCAATGGCCACGTCTCGCGCCCGCAAGACCAGCCCAGTGTCACCTTCCACCTTGTCCTGCGCCGCGCGGATGAGAGCAATGACAAAATCATCCTCTGCATCATCAACAATGCGAAGATGGGCCTTTGCCTCTGTAATGGTCACAGGTGCCGGCAGCGTATCAGACTGCTGCACGCGCACCAGAACCGATCGCTGGAACGTGCGGGCTGGTGTGGCGCTTGTCGTAACGGTTGCGGTGACAACCGCCAAGACGCCAGCAACAAACGCGGTGTTGCTAGGCTGATTGCATGTCAGCCAAAACTTGACGTTTTTGACAGCGGCAATGGGCGCATACGCACCAGAGCCAATGGCCAAACCAACAGCCGTGGATGCCGCGTCAATCGAAACAGATTGCAGCGTAACAACCTCTGCCGTTTCTAGCAGATCATCAAACTTGATCAGATAATCAGCAACGTCAGCCGGATCATGGCTGCCAACGTATAGCGGTGCGTCACTCATATAGCTACCTCGCGCCGGTTGCCGGCCAGCTTCACAATGCGCCGTGCTGCATTGGTCAAGCCATCTGTCAATATATTAACATTACTGCCAACCAAACCCAACTGTCCATCGTTGGCAACCACAATAACCGTCACGCCAAGCGTGGCTTGCTGGCCCACTAGGCCGATCACACCGGCATCAGCCAACACGCCCGCGTTGGCGCTTAGTGTAGCTTGCAAGCCCGCCAGGCCAAACGTGCCATTGTTAGGTGCAATAGTGGCATTTGCGCCAAGTGTAGCTTGACCACCAACCAAACCGATCGTGCTATTATCCGCACTAAACAGGATTGTTATGGCTAGCGTTGCCTCTTGGCCAACCAGCCCCAGTGTGCCAGCATCCGGTGCAATAGCGGCATTGGCGCTAACAGTGGCTGTCTGGCCTGACAAGCCAAGCGTGCCGGCATCTGGTGACAGAGTTGCAACGCCGCTAAAGCTTGCCGCCTCACCAACCAGCCCCAATGCGCCGGCATCTGCGGTGATAAAGGCAGCGGCTCCAAGGGTTGCGGTGCTGCCAACCAGGTCAAGCGTGCCAGCATCAGCCGTAACAG